CGTATTATGGGACGTACCAGCGGACCTTGAACGCGAAGCTCGAAAAAGGGGCGACACAGGAGGAAGCAGAGAAGGAAGCGCATCGTGCAGCGGAAGACGTTGTTCGTCGGATTTTCGGATCCTCGGACACGCTCGACCAGTCGGCCATGCAGCGAAGCAAGAGCGCGCTCACGAAAGCCTTCACCCCGTTCTATACATTCGCGGCAACGCAGGCGAACGCAGTCTTCGACCGTTACATGAAAGCACGGTATCAGGGCAGCACGCGGACGATGACGGACGACGGGCGGATTGAGGTGGAGAAGAAAAACATTTTCTCCCGGTACGGTGCAATGGTCAATGCAGCTGTCTTGACGTACATCCTCGGAACGCTGGCAGAGCAGCTCCTCCGGGAGTGCATCAACAAGGCGACCGGCGACGACGACAAGGACAAGCTGACACCGGAGCAATTCGCGAGACGCTGGGCGGCGCAAAGTCTTTCCGGATTCACCAGCGGCGTCCCGGTCCTGAATATTGCGGGTGAACTCGTCGGCATGAAGATCACCGGCGAGAGCTATCCGACGCGAAACTTCGGTATCGCTTCGGCGGCAATCGACCGCGGCACGGAAGCCTTCAACGCGGTGACGAAATTCGCGGAAGGGAAAAAGGACTGGATCGATACCGGGCGAACGATTGCGAAAGGCGCGGGTGCATATTACGGATTCCCAGACACCCTCACGGACGCGGTATTCAACGCCGCCCGTGCGCTCGACATTGACGCAAGTTTCCAAGAGTGGTTTATGAAATCGCTCTTCGATAGAAAACTAAAAGCCAAGAAAGGATGATGCAATATGATTGACAGCTCGGTAATCAAAGAAATCTACGTCGGCGACGGGGAAACGACACAGTTTCCCTTCTCGTTTCCCTTCGACGACGTAGACAATGTGAAGGTTTCGCTATATACCATAGCAACCGGCACGGAAACGAAGCTGACAAGCGACTATTATGTAGACGCCAACGCCTCGAAGGTAATCTATCCCGGATACCCACCGGGAGAGGAACCGCCGGAGAGCGAACAGCCGCCCATTCTCCCGTCCACGCAGAAGATCATAATTTACCGTGAGACGCCGGTCACGCAGAAGGAAGACCTCGGTGACAAATATCCTCTTTCGATCATCGAAGACATGGTGGACAAGGAAACCATGATCATGCAGGAATTCGAGGAGAAGATTGGCCGCGCGGTGCTCGTCGGCATGGGAAGCAACACGAAGCCGGAAGACCTGATGGCCGAGCTGAAAGCGGACGTCATCGCGGCGGACGAATCGAAGACGGCGGCAGCAAATTCGGCAACGGACGCAGCCGCGTCGAAAAAGGCTGCGGCGGATTCAGCAGAAGCGGCGGAAGACAGTGCGGCGGACGCAGCCGCATCCCTGGAAGAGGCCAAGGAAATCGCGTCGGTCATCGGCGTAGTGGGCGAGCCATACGATCCCACAAAAACGTATCACGTACCGGACATCGTCATCACGACGGACGGGACAGCGTGGCGCTGCATCCAGACGTCCACAGGTGAATATCCGGCCACAAGCTCGAAGTGGGTACCGTTGGCGCTGGCCCAGGGCGAGACGTTCGAGTATGACGATGATGGGAATTTGCAGCCACGCGCGTATGCGCAATCGTCTTCAATGTGGCAGATTGACGACGATGGAAATATTATGCCGCAGGAGGTAATTTCAGCATGAGTAATGCAATCGTACCACGGAGCAACAAATCGCACGACCTCGGCACTTCGGAAAAGAAATTCGGGACCTTGTATGTGGGAACCGTCAACGCCGAAGCTGCTGCAGGCGGATTGAAAACCGAGCTTGACAACAAGGCGACGAAACAGGAGCTTCAGGAAGTGCAGGGCGAGATCGAGAACGCAGCCGCCCCTAACTATTACGAGGAGAGCGAAGCGTTCTATGACGCCAGCCAAGAACGGGACAGCAACACGAAAATCCTTTCGCCGCATATCCTCTGGCTGAACATCAACGGGCAGGGCCGAAAGCTGACGGAGCAGGTCACGCTTGACATCGACGATCATTCCTGCTGGGACACAAAGGCAGCAGAGTGGCAGCAGGAAACGGTCTACTCGGCAGGGCAAAGGGTGTACCCGACGGGCGGCTCGGTCGGTTATTTGTATAAATGCACGACGCCCGGAACGTCGTCTTCGCTCACTCCAACGTGGCCGACGACGCCAGGGCAGACATACAATGACGGCAGTGTCGTTTGGACGTGCGAGCTTGATTCCTCGTTCGCCACTTCAAGAGCAGGCAAAGACTTCTATATTTACGCTTGCGCGAATGAAGCGACGCCGCTCGTCCCTGACCTCGTAATCTCGATGAACAGCACCGTGCCGGAAGGATACACTTCCGCGAACTCGCGTAAAATTGGCGGCGCTCATTGCTTGTGTGTGGACGTCGGGACAATCACAAGCCATCCTCTCTCCGGATACGTCGCGGGCGATATTCTCCCGTGCTCGATCTGGGACCTCAAACACCGCCCGATCGGCGAGCCGGAAGGCTACGCCTACGACGAAGGGCAGGACTTGTGGTTCTCGATTTATGGCCTCTCGTGGTCGGGCAGCTTTGGCAGCGCGACGGCCGGGCAGCCGGGCAGGGCAGATGACGACAATCTGACACTGGAATCGAAGTACGGCGCGGAATGGGCCGACGGTGCCAGCTCTGAAAAATTCCACTGCTGGAAATTTGAGCAGATTCTTAAAAGGCAGAAGCAGCGCCTCCCGTTCCACTTTGAATTTTTCTCCGCCGCACTCGGCTCGAATCAGGGTACGAACATCTACGGCAGCGCCGATCCGATCACGACCGGCGGTCATAAGGACACGGCGAACCGTCGCATGATCTCGAACATCGGCCTGGAGGATTGCTGCGGCGATCACTACCAGTGGGGCGCTGATGTAGGCGCGGCCTCGACGAGTGGATCGTGGGCGGCAGCAACAGACGCCAACGACAAGTATGCAGGCGGGCAGATGTATGGTACCATCTATCGGGCTCTCTTGGGCGGCGATTGGGACTCTGCGGCGTATTGCGGTTCGCGTTACGTGTTATTCAGTTATGGTGCACTGAGTCTGTACGCGAACTATGGGGCTCGGGGCGCGTCCGAGCCGTTATTCCGCAGAACGATTTAACACGCCCCTAAAACCGGCTCCTGCACGCAGCACGGCGCCGGACACGGGCGCGAAGCACGGCGCGCCCCGTAGGGGCGCGCTTTATGGTAGGTTCATACGATTTGGCTTGTATGTTACGCGTCAGGCTCTATTGGGCGGCAATTGGAACAATGCGGCGAATTGCGGTTCACGTTACGTGAAATTCAATAATGGTGCACTGAATCTGAACACGAACTATGGGGCTCGGGGCGCGTCCGATACGTTGGGAATTATTTGAACGTACCACCTGAAAAAACGTCCAAAGCTGAAACCCAAACGGCTGAACATACAGGCCATCCTTCGGGAAAATACGCAACAGGGTGGCTCTCTGAAATAGTAGGGAGACCGAAACTTCAGGAGAGTATTTATTATGAAAAGACATGGCGGACTTTTCGAGAAGATCGTCGATCCGGAAAATATCGCGCTTGCCTATAAGAAAGCCAAGAAAGGGAAAACTTGGCAAGACAGCGTCAAGGCGTTCGAGCCGAACATGGAAGCAAAGCTCGAAGAGCTCCGGCAAAAACTTATCGACGGGACTTTCACGACATCCGAATACCGGGTGAAAATCATTCACGAACCAAAAGAAAGAGAGATCTTCATACTTCCTTTTTATCCCGACCGCATCGTCCAACATGCAGTCATGAACATCGTCGCGCCCTTATGGGACGCCATGTTCATCTATGATTCGTATGCGTGCCGGAAGAAGAAAGGACAGCACGCCGGAAGCAAGCGGTGTATGCAATTCACGCGTCGAAACGCGTGGGTGTGTCAATTCGATCTTTCCAAGTTTTACCCATCAATCCCGCACGAAAAGCTGATGGAAATAATCCAGCGGAAGATCAAGGATAAGCGCGTACTCTCGCTATTCAATGATATTATCGACAGCATCGGAGGAGACCGGAACGTCCCGATCGGGAATTTCACGAGCCAGTGGTTCGGCAATCTCTATCTGAACGACCTGGATCAATTCGTGAAACACCGGCTGCACGTCCGGGATTATATTCGCTACTGCGACGATTTTTTGCTTTTCGGTAACGACAAGGAAGAACTGAAACGCCTCGCCGATAAGGCCGAGGCGTTTGTTGTTTGGATCCTCGGCATGAAGCTCTCGAAGAAATCGCTGTACCCGACATCGCATGGAATCGACTTTTTAGGATACCGGCACTTCCCGGACGGAAAAATTCTCGTCCGGAAATCAACGGCGAAGCGTATCAAGAAGCGCCTGAAAGTTATTCCGTGGGAGCTGAAACATGGAAAGATCACAAAAGAACAAGCCGTCGGAAAGTTAGCATCGGCACACGGATGGTTGAAACATGCCAACGCGCACAACCTTCGCCGCGCGGTCCGGCTGGACGAACTGACGGCAGAAGTGGAGGCGATAACGTGAAAAGGTTTTCTGATCTGCCGCCCTCGAAAAGAGCAGCGTGGGCGGAGAAAAAGAAAATCGGCGAAGTCATCGGAAAAGAAATCATTATAACGGGCTTTTCGATTATCCGGTCGAAGTATGGGGACGGCGAAGCGCTGCGCATCGAATTCGAGCAGGACAACGCGAAGTATATCTGCTATACGGCGTCATCGCTCCTGCGGCGTCAGCTAGAGGCGACAGAAGACGAGCTCCCGTATATGGCGACCATAGAAGAGAAGAATCACTGGCTCACATTAACATAAGGAGTGATATGAATGAAAGGCTTTCCCAAACATCTCAATTCCAAATTTGATTACTACTACATCAAAGAGAATTTTCCCGCGTCGAAATGGAAGCCATACTGGCAGCGGCTCCTTGATGACCGCTATCGCTGGATGGACGATCACGAGCTGGAGGATCCTTCCGAGGGTATCACGGACGAGACGCACAAGGTCGAGGAGCGCCGGACGACGGACCAGAGCACCGGCGAGGAGATCGTCACCTGGATGCAGCTCGAATACAAGCAGAACCCAGGCAGCGACTTTTGGCGAATGGGCTTTACCGTCGAAGAAGTGGA